TCAAGGTGCTCAAGGACCAAAAGGTTCTCAAGGTGCTCAAGGTGCCAGTCCAACTGGTGCACAAGGTGCTCAAGGTCCTCAAGGTGACCAAGGTGCTCAAGGTGCAAGTCCAAAAGGAGATACAGGTGCACAAGGTCCTCAAGGTGACCAAGGTGCTCAAGGTGCAAGTCCTACGGGGGCTCAAGGTGCTCAAGGACCAAAAGGTTCTCAAGGTGCACAAGGTGCCAGTCCAACTGGTGCACAAGGTGCTCAAGGTCCTCAAGGTGACCAAGGTGCTCAAGGTGCAAGTCCTCAAGGTGACCAAGGTGCTCAAGGTGCTCAAGGTCCTCAAGGTGCTCAAGGTGCAAGTCCTACGGGGGCTCAAGGTGCTCAAGGACCAAAAGGTTCTCAAGGCGCTCAAGGTCTTCAAGGTGGACAAGGTCAGAAAGGTGCAAGTGGAATTGGAACATTAATTGGTGGCGCTGAAGTAGGTCCAAGTGGTGGATTTGCATACTCGGCAACTGATGGATTATTAACATTTCAGAGTGGAAGTACAAAATTTGTTGTATTAATGTATACAAGTGGTTCTTCATAAACTAAAATAAGGTTACAATGGCAGTTGGATTTTTAAATACACAACATACTTTAGTAAATCTACAAGGGTCTACTTCTGAATTAAAAAATATAAATTCAGGGTCAACTATTGTAGGTATTAGTCTTAGTGGGAGTGGATATACATTTCAAAATGATATACCAACTACATGGACGGGTAGTTTCAATGATTTTTCATATATTCAATTAAATGAAAATGAAGAAGTTGTTTGGTCTATTGCAAATAACTCTAATACCTTAAAGTTTGCAAATGTATATACATTAGAAACACCATCAGGTTCCTTATCAGTTACAGACCAAGAATATATCCTTGTTGCACAGAAAAATAGACAAGTTGTTTGGGATGAAGAGACCGAAACCACTTCTTCTATTCAAAGCGGGTGGAATATTTACTTTGAACAATTAGATGGAATCGAATGGGGTTCAGACGAATATAGTAACCATTACTTAGTAAAATTAAAATCAGATAACTCTACATTTGAATATGTGCCAGTTACAGGTGGTTTTCAAGAAGTAAATACCGAGAATCCAAGTTTATTAGGTCAGTTTCCAGTATCAAAATTAGATATTGAAGAATCTGACTTGTTCTTAGTTAATAGATTCATAGTACACAACGATAAAGGATTCGGGGAAGAGGAATGTGAGTACGCCTATGAATTTTCAAGATGTAGTGATGATGCTTATTTTGAATTTGCATTTCAAGATGAATTTAATTCTACTGTAATAAAAATAGGTACTACTTGTTATGAAAATCAAGGGTCAGTTAGTCCTGATGGTACTCAACTATGTTTAAACAGTTCAGGTAATTATCAAGCTTATACATCTTGTAATAATTGTTCCGATTCAGATAGTTCCACAGGTCCTCAAGGTGCAAAAGGAGCTGCAGGTGATGCAGGTTCAAATGCTTCTTCTGGAGGACAGGGTGCAAAGGGAGCTACAGGTGCATCAGCTGCAACAGGCCCTCAAGGTCCAACAGGTTTAAAGGGTAATACAGGTATAGCTGGACTCGGTTTCGCAACTGGCCCTCAAGGTCCAACAGGTTTAAAGGGTAATGCAGGTAATAAAGGTTCAACAGGTAATACAGGTCGACAAGGTGTAAAAGGAAATACAGGTGCAACTGGTTCACAAGGTGCAACAGGAGCACAAGGAGTTAAAGGAAATACAGGCCTCGCAGGTAATAAAGGTTCTACTGGCTCAGGTGGTAGAACAGGCGCAAAAGGAAATACAGGCCTCGCAGGTGCAAAAGGGTCAAAAGGTAATACAGGAAACCAAGGTGTAAAAGGAAATACAGGCCTCGCAGGTGCAAAAGGTTCAAAAGGAAATACTGGTAATCAAGGTGCTAAAGGAAATACAGGCCTCGCAGGAAATAAAGGTTCTACTGGCTCAACTGGTAGAACAGGTGTAAAGGGTAATACAGGCCTCGCAGGTAACCAAGGTGCTAAAGGAAATACGGGTCTACAAGGTGCTAAAGGAAATACAGGCCTCGCAGGTAATAAAGGTTCAACAGGTAATACAGGTCGACAAGGTTCAAAAGGAAATACAGGCCTCGCAGGAAATAAAGGTTCTACTGGCTCAGGTGGTAGAACAGGCGCAAAAGGAAATACAGGCCTCGCAGGTAATAAAGGTGCTAAAGGAAATACTGGTAATCAAGGTTCAAAGGGAAATACAGGCCTCGCAGGTGCAAAAGGTTCAAAAGGAAATACTGGTAATCAAGGTTCAAAAGGTAATACGGGTCTTGCAGGAAATAAAGGGTCAACAGGAAACACAGGTCGACAAGGTTCAAAAGGAAATACAGGCCTCGCAGGTAATAAAGGTGCTAAAGGAAATACTGGTAATCAAGGTTCAAAGGGAAATACAGGCCTCGCAGGTGAAACTGGTGCTAAAGGAAATACAGGTCTACAAGGTGCTAAGGGTAACCAAGGTGCTCAAGGTAATAAAGGTTCTACTGGCTCAGGTGGTAGAACAGGCGTTAAGGGTAATACGGGTTCTGCAGGAAACAAAGGGTCAACAGGAAACACAGGTCGACAAGGTCTAAAAGGTGCAAAAGGTAATTCGGGCAATAAAGGTGCAAAAGGTAATACTGGCTCGGCAGGTGACCAAGGTGCTAAGGGTAACAAAGGTAATACAGGTAATAAAGGTTCTACTGGCTCAACTGGTAGAACAGGCGTTAAGGGTAATACGGGTGTTGCAGGTGCTAAAGGTAATACAGGAAACCAAGGTGCAAAGGGAAATAAAGGTAATACCGGCCTCGCAGGTAATAAAGGTGCTAAAGGAAATACTGGTAATCAAGGTGTTAAGGGTAACCAAGGTGCTGCAGGTAATAAAGGTGTTACTGGCTCAGGTGGTAGAACAGGTGTAAAAGGGAATACAGGCCTCGCAGGTAATAAAGGTAATACGGGTGCAACGGGCTTACAAGGTCTAAAAGGTAAAACAGGTAATTCAGGCGATAAAGGTTCTAAAGGTAATACAGGAAACCAAGGTGTAAAAGGAAATACAGGCCTCGCAGGTAATAAAGGTGCTGCAGGTTCGGCAGGTGCAACAGGTGCAAAAGGAAATACAGGCCTCGCAGGTGCTAAAGGTAATCAAGGTAATCAAGGTGCTAAAGGAAATAAAGGAAATACAGGCCTCGCAGGTAATAAAGGTGCTAAGGGAAATACTGGTGATACAGGACTAACAGGTGCAAAAGGAAATACGGGTAATAAAGGTGGTACGGGCTCAGGTGGTCGTACTGGTGTAAAAGGTAATACAGGCGTAGCAGGTAACAAAGGTAATACAGGCGCAGTAGGTCGACAAGGTGCAGTTGGAGCTCAAGGTGATGCAGGTAATAAGGGTAGTAAAGGAAATACTGGTAACCAAGGTGTTAAAGGAAATACAGGCCTCGCAGGTAATAAAGGTTCTACTGGCTCAGGTGGTAGAACGGGTATTAAAGGGAATACAGGCCTCGCAGGTAATAAAGGTAATACGGGTGCAACGGGCTTACAAGGTCTAAAAGGTGCAAAAGGTAATTCGGGCGATAAAGGTTCTAAAGGAAATACTGGCGCAGTAGGTTTACAAGGTGCAATTGGAGCTCAAGGTGATGCAGGTAATAAAGGTGCTACTGGCTCAACTGGTAGAACAGGTGTAAAAGGTAATACTGGCGATGCAGGTAACAAAGGTAATACAGGCGCAGTAGGTTTACAAGGTCTAAAAGGTAATACAGGCCTCGCAGGTGATAAAGGTGCTAAAGGAGATACTGGTAACCAAGGTGATAAAGGTACTAAGGGTAATGCAGGTAATAAAGGTGCTACTGGCTCAGGTGGTAGAACAGGTGTAAAAGGTAATACGGGTGTTGCCGGAAACAAAGGTAATACAGGCGCAGTAGGTTTACAAGGTCTAAAAGGTAAAACAGGTAACTCAGGCGATAAGGGTTCTAAAGGAAATACTGGTAATCAAGGTCTACTTGGTGCTCAAGGTGCTGCAGGTAATAAAGGTGTTACTGGCTCAGGTGGTAGAACAGGTGTAAAAGGTGCAACAGGTCCTCAAGGTGATGCAGGTAATAAAGGAAATACTGGTAACCAAGGTGTTAAAGGAAATAAAGGTAATACCGGCCTCGCAGGTAATAAAGGTGCAAAAGGTAACCAAGGTAATCAAGGTGCAGTTGGAGCTCAAGGTGATGCAGGTAATAAAGGTGCAACTGGTTCAGGTGGTCGTACTGGTGTAAAAGGTAATACAGGCGTAGCAGGTGATAAAGGTAATACGGGTGCAACGGGCTTACAAGGTGCAGTTGGAGCTCAAGGTGATGCAGGTGATAAGGGTTCTAAAGGTAATACAGGAAACCAAGGTGCAGTTGGAGCTCAAGGTGATGCAGGTAATAAAGGTGCAACTGGCTCTGGCGGTAGAACGGGTATTAAAGGGAATACAGGCCTCGCAGGTGATAAAGGTAATACAGGCGCAGTAGGTTTACAAGGTCTAAAAGGTAAAACAGGTAATTCAGGCGATAAAGGTTCTAAAGGTACAACAGGTGGTGGTGGTGTTCAAGGTGCTCAAGGTAATGCAGGTAATAAAGGTGCAACTGGCTCAGGTGGTCGTACTGGCGTTAAAGGTAATACGGGTGTTCAAGGTGTAAAAGGTGTAATTGGTGCTCAAGGGGCTTCGATGAGTGGTTTAGGATATTTTGAAGTTCAAGGTGGTATACTAACATTTAAACCAAATGGATGGTCTTCAGGTGATGATGTCTATATCATAAGGTCTGTACATAGTGGTAGCTTTTACTAAATTATTTTTCATATTTATATACAAACATTAAAAAAGTTATGAGAGCAAATTTTGGATTCGATAGAAACCCTCATAGATGGGATGTAAATTTCACAGATTATTATTGGTTCGCAGATGGGTTTGATTCAACTGAATTAAGTCAAATAGAACAAATGACCAAACTCCTTCCATTTGAAGATGCAGCAACAGGTGAAGGTGAATCATCAAAAAAATCAGATTATAGAAAATCAAGAGTAAAATGGTGTCCTCAAAATCAAGAATGGGGATGGGTTTATGAAAAACTTCACAATATGATTGTAGAATCAAATCAAAAAATGTGGAAGTTTGATTTATCTACTATGAATGAATCAATTCAATATACTGAATATTACGGAAGTCAAGAAGGTGGGTATGATTGGCATATGGATTGTGGTATAGAGATACAAAATCAAAGAAAAATATCAGTAACAGTACAACTTTCAGATTCAAATGAATACGAAGGTGGTGACTTACAATTTAATATTGGAAAAGAATTGACTGCACCTTCTAAAAAAGGAGCAGCGATTATATTTCCTTCATTTTATTTACATAGAGTAACTCCCGTAACAAGTGGTATACGAAAATCATTTGTTTTATGGGTTGGTGGTGAACCTTACAGATAAGATATGCAAAAGACTACTTTACCAACGGCATTAGTATATGGTTGGAAACGATTTGGTAAATACGAATTAACATCCGACATCTATCACGAAGAAGATTTATTCGAAAATGTTGTAATTTATTCATACAGAGATGCTAAAAATTGGAAATCACATTTATCCAAACATAAAGCTGATATTATTTATGTAATAGGTGAAATTCCATCGGAATTACAAAATGTAACCGATGATATTGTAAAATCTAAGATAGTTAATGCAGAAGAAATTTATCCTGATAATGTAATAGCGAATGATGTAGTTTGTCAGTCAACTTTTTGGTCATGTGAATCAAATAGAGTTTATAGTAATGAAGATTCACCACTATTATCAGTATTCACTCCAACATATAAAACTGAAAATAGAATATTTAGAACATACAAATCTCTATTAGAACAAACATATCAGAATTGGGAGTGGGTTGTGGTAGATGATTCACCAGAAGACCATCATTTAACTTGGCAAATGATAAATCATATAGCTAAATTAGATTATAGGGTAAAACCATATAGAATATCACCAATATCAGGTGGAAATGTTGGTGAGGCTAAACATAGAGCGGCAATGTTATGTAATGGTGAGTGGTTATTTGAATTAGACCACGATGATTGGTTAATATCAACTTGTTTAGAAGATGTTCTTGATGCAAGTAAGAAACATACAGATGCTGGATTTATTTATACAGATGTAACTGAAGTTGAAAAGGATAATTCACCGAGAATATATGGTTACATAGGTGATGATTGGTATGGTCATTCTGAGAATGGATTTGTATGGGGTTACGCAGGTCATACTTGGCAAGAGATTGATGATAAAGAGTGGTTAGTACATCATTATCCTGAAATAAATCCAAAAACAATTAGATTTAATATTGGGATGCCAAACCATTGTAGAGTTTGGAATCGAGATGTGTATCATAAAATCAGAGGACACAATAGAAATATTTCAGTCGCAGATGATTTAGAATTAATTATTAAAACATTTTTAGAAACTAAATTTATTCATCTTAAAAAAATGTTATATGTACAATATAATAATGGAGACTCTACTGTTGACAACAATAGAGTTGATATTAACCGAAGAGCAAGGTTAATTAGAGATTATTATGATACTCAAATAAAGGATAGATTTGAGGAATTAGGAAAAGAAGATTGGATGTGGGATTATGAAAAAAACCATTCAATAAAAGATATCAGTTATAGAGATTATGACAGATATGGTAAAAACGAAGAATTTGTTAATTATATAGTAGAATAGATATGAGAGTTTTATTTACAGTAGGATATCAAAACGAACCAATTAATGACACCATACTAAAACAAAAAGGTATGGGTGGTTCTGAATATTGCGTCATTAACTTAGCTAAAGAGTTTGAAAAGAAAGGTCACGAGGTAATAATTACAGGTGAAGTTTCAAATAGTCAAACAAATAATCTAAAATTTATTGATTATGACAGTATTGATAACAATCAACACTTTGATGTTGTTATTGCATCAAATTACATTCATTACTTTAAAGTTTTAGAAGATAAAAATATAACATTCGATAGTTCTTACTTTTGGATACATAATTTAGAGTTCTATTCATGGTATAATGGTGAGACTCTTCCAAATGATGGAGTAGATTATCTAAACCATCCTAAATTAACAAATATAATCGCAGTATCAGAGTGGCAAAAGGGTCAATTAGTGAAAAAATATAATTTAAACTCTGAAAAGGTTAAAGTTATAGGAAATGCTATAAACCCATCCGACTTTGATTCCATCCAACAAGAAAAATTTAAAGACAAAGTAATTTACACATCTGGACCTGATAGAGGATTGTGGAATCTGTTAAATATTTGGGATGATTTAAAAAACATTAATCCTAATTTAACTTTGTGGGTTGCATCACCACCTTATACTAATGATTGGGACACTTTAGAACGAATAAAAAAAGATTACCCAACTTATGAAAGAGACTTTGATGTACATTATTTAGGTTCACTAAATCCATCTGAGTTATACAAACAAATTAAATCTTCTGAGTGGTGGATTTACCCATCTCAGTATCCTGAAACATATTGTATAACTGCTCTTGAAATGATGATGGGTAGAGTTAAACTTCTATCATCTGATACAGGTAATTTAAAACACTTACTCGATAATAAAAGTACATTAATAAGTTCACATACTCATGAGTCAGGTGAAACTCCATTTGATGATAGTTCCCCTGATAACTACAAATGGGAAAATAAAAATACAGGCCTTATGCGATATACATTTATCGCAGCATTTGCTTTTTCAAGTCAACAAGCAAAAGAACACAAGAAGTTGTTAGATAGTGCTGAACAATTTGCAAGAAAACAAAATTGGAGTGACAGATATGTAGAGTGGTATAATTTGGTGAATGATAAGTTACCAGATGAGGCAAGAGGATTTACTCCGCCAGAAGATTTTGGATTTGAAAAACTTCATCCAGAACTATACACATATTGGGACAACAAAGATGAGTGGACAAAAAAATTCATATCATATTCAGCTCGTACAAAGGAATGGGATTTGATAGTAGACGAACCATTTGATAGTTGTTTTCAATTTCCTTTATTTACTGAAGAATTTTGTAAAATGATTAGAGAAGAAGCCGAACATTCTAATAGATGGACTTTTGACCGACATGAAAATTACCCAACAACTGATATGTTGATAACAGAAATTGGAATGGACGAGATATATAATGATGTATTGAAAGACTATGTTATGCAAGTTGCAGTATATTTATGGGCGTTAGAAGGTAAAGGATGGGATAGTATGAGTTCCGAAAACTTTTTAGCAAAATATATACCAACTGCACAAGGACACTTGGGAATACATCACGATAGGGCAGATATTACTTGTTTAGTACAACTATCAGATTTAGATGAATACGAAGGTGGTGGTACTTGGTTCAGAAGACAAAAGAAGTTAGTAAAAAATCCAATTGGTTACGCAACATTACATCCTGGCAATATAACTCATAAGCATGGAGCGCGTGCAACCACTAAAGGTACTCGTTATATTGTAGTTTCGTTCATGGAAAATAGGGAAAGCTAATTATTTCCATATTTATATACATAGAGGAGAATTAAATGGCAGTAAACATTCCAATATGGCCTGGTTCAGGTTCATTTTCAAGTGGTTCATCAACTCCTTTCGGATTCTTTGATTCTGATACTCAATTTCAGAATGACGCTCCGAAAGTAGCAGAATGGTGTGCGAAGAGATTGGGATACCCAATCGTAGATGTCGAGTTGCAAGATATAAACTTTTTTACTTGTCTTGAAGAAGCAGCTAACGAATACTCTTCACAAGTAAATCAATACAGAGCAAAAGAAAATATGTTGTCAATACAAGGTACTGCTTTAGGTACTGATTTGTCTGATACTGAGATTGCACCAAATCTAAATGGTATGGTTAGTATAGCAAAAGATTATGGTACTGAAGCATTAAGTGGTGGACGAGTAACAGTATATACAGGTTCTTTTGAAATGGTGGCAGGTAAACAAATTTATGATTTATCTGATGCAAATGTGGTGAACTTAGAAAATGGTTCAGTAAATGATGGTATCGTACTTAGACGAGTATTCCATACACAACCACCAGCAATCATAAGATACTTTGACCCATTCATCGGAACAGGATTAGGTTCTCAGCAAATGTTAGAAACTTTTGGATGGGGTAATTACTCGCCAGGTGTTTCATTCATGATGCAACCAATGTTTGATGACTTATTAAGATTACAAGCAATTGAATTTAATGATTATATTAGAAAATCATCATATGGATTCCATGTAGATGGACAACGAATTAGATTATATCCATTCCCTCAAGGAAAAGATACAGGTGCAAAAGTATATTTCGATTATACATTAGAAAGTGAAAGTAAATCACCAATTGCAAATTCAAATGTTGTAAGTGATTTATCAAACGCACCATTTGGAAGATTAACATATACTAATATCAATAGTGCAGGTAAACAATGGATTGCACGATACGCATTGGCATTAGCAAAAGAAATGTTAGGTGCTATCAGAGCTAAATTTAGTTCTATTCCTATACCAGGTGCAGATGTAACACTTGATGGGTCTGATTTAAGAAATGAAGCTTCGGCTGAAAAAGAAACTTTGTTAACTGACTTGAAAGAAATGTTAGAATCAACTTCTCGTAGAGCATTAATGGAAGCAAAAAAAGAAGAGTCTGAATACTTAGAGGAAACTTTAAACAGAGTACCAAGACCAATTTTTATAGGGTAATTTATGGCATTGTTCGGTGGACAAAGAGATATGAGTTTGTTTAATAAATTGAACAAAGAACTCATTAATGATATAATTGATACAGAAGTGTATTACTATATGGTTGCGATTACTGAAACCAAATCTAATTTATATGGTGAGGGTGACAATAAAGTATTTCACAATCCAATAAAAATACCATGTTTAGTAGAAAGAAATCAAGCAGCACAAATATCTGATGAGTTTGGACAATCATATTCTCGTGAAGTTCAGTTTAAGTTTTTAAGAGATACATTAAAAGAAAAAGATTTAGTACCTGCAGTTGGTGATATTGTACAATGGAATAATGAATATCATCTAATAGACGCATCATACTCATATCAATACTTTGCAGGAAAGAATCCTCAGTATTGGGATGGTGGTGATGCTCAAGGTTTAAATGTATCTATTATATGTGATAGTCATGTTACAAGACAAACAAGTATTAAATTAGTAGAAACAAGATTCGGTAATTCAAACCAAAATGATAACGAAGTACCAATGGGACTATAAACGATGGCAACTAAATACAGAAATACAGACAACTCGAAACCTCAGATTATACAAACACAATCTTCTACATCACCTGACCCTATATTAAATAAAGCAAAGCAGTATAGAAGGGATAAGGATAATGTAAAAAATGTAAGTGTTGGTATTTACGATATCGATTCTGCATTTAAAAACTTTTTAGAAAAGGATGTAAGACCAACTGTTGAGGATGATGGAAGATTTTATCCTGTTCCTGTAATGTATGCATCACCTGAAAAGTGGGCAAGTGCACAACGAGATGGGTTTATGAGAGACGAAAACGGAATGATGTTAACTCCCGTTATTGTTTTTAAAAGAGATAATCTATCAGTAAACACCGATTTAGCAAAATTAAAAGTTGCACAAAACGAAGATACACATCAGTTCTTTGAAAGAAAGTACAATAAACTTAATAAGTACGACCAATTTGCAATACTGACAGGAGAAAATCCAAAGAAAGAATTTATGTCAGTTGAAAGACCTGATTATGTTGATTTACAATATGAAGTGATAGTTTGGTGTGACTATATGGAACAAGTTAACAAAGTTGTAGAGCAAATTGTATTTTTCCAAGGTCGTTCTTTTGGTGAAAGATATAAGTTTGTAATAAAAGGTGATTCTTACTCATTTGAAACAATGTCCGAGATGGGTCAAGATAGAATTACTAAAGCAACAATATCTTTAGTAACTAAGGCTTATATCGTTCCAGAATATGTCGGACTAAACAACAATACTAAACGAACAGTATCGATTGGAAAAGTTTCATTTTCAGAAGACCCAAGTCTTTCTGGCATTAAAATCTCTAAAAAGAGTGGTAATGAATAATTTTTCCATATTTATAAGTGTAGTAAATAAAATTAATATGTTATGGCAGAAAAAGAAATAAAAAGTTTTTCGGAAGAAGAAGTTAAAAAAATTACGGAAATTCAAAGTAAAACTCTATCAATTACATCAAGGTTAGGTGAGATTGAAATTGGTATTCAAAACATGGAAGCCCAATTCAATGAAATGAAACTTGAAAAGAACACTTTGATGGAATCTTACAGAGAATTATCCAACGAGGAAAGAGAATTAAGTGTGGAGTTGAGAGCTAAATATGGTGAGGGAACTTACGATGTGGCTACAAATACTTTCACACCTAACAAATAAGTATTCGTTTTGGAAATTTTTGGAGTATTTATATAAAGGTAAACCCAAAGATTTAATTTAGGAGAAAATAATGGCAGAAAGAATTGTTAGTCCAGGTGTATTCACAAGAGAAAAAGACCTCTCATTCTTACCACAAGGTATAGGAGAGATAGGTGCGGCACTTATAGGACAAAGTATAAAGGGGCCTGCATTCGTACCAACACAGGTAGAGTCCTTTCAAGAATTTCAACAAGTATTTGGTGGTTTGACAGAAGATTCATACCTACCTTATACTGCACAATCATATTTAGAAGACGCAGGAACTGCGACTATCGTAAGAGTATTAGGACAGAGTGGTTATACTGTTGAACCTTTAGTATTAAAGATTAGTGGTTCAGTAGCAGCAGTAATTCACCCTACTACAAAAGTACCTTTCGGTGGTGTTGCAAACTCAACAGGTTCATTTGATAGGTCACTTGTAACAAACTTGAGTGGTTCAGCAGCTTCACCAACACCAGATGTTTCGGCATCTAACTTCGCACTTTATATGAGTGCATCGGGTGCAGTAACAGGTTTATCAGAGTCAGCAGTACTTGCAATAGCAACCGCATCATTAGACCCAAGCGCAGTAAACTACATTGGAAAAACACTTGGTTCATCTCCTAAAAATGGTTCGGAATTTGGTTACCTATATATGAACTTCAATTCATTCCAATCGTCATCTTTCGCAGCTGACCCTAATTGTAATGTAGAAGTTGATACATTTAGAAAAACTGACTATACAAAAGCATACCAAGAAGCTTCAACACCTTTCATCATATCACAAGATGTATCAGGTACAAGTAAAAACTTATTTAGATTCCACACATTGTCACATGGTACTTCGACAAACTACGAATTTAAAATTGGTATTAGAGATATTAAACCAGCAAATGAAGTTCCTGGTTCTGAGTACGGAACATTTAGTGTTATCCTACGAAGAGTAGATACTTCTAAAATTGCTAATTCTATATTTGGTCAAACTGTTCAAGATAGTGATGTTAGACCAAGTATTATAGAAGAATTTAGTGGACTTAACTTAGACCCTAATTCACCTAACTACATTAAAAGAGTTATTGGTGACAAGTATATTACTGTTGATAACAATGGTAAAGTTACTTCAAATGGGGATTATCCAAACGCATCTGTAAACATTAGAGTAGAAGTAAATAGTGATATGGATGGTGGAGCACTTGATGCAAGTCTTGTTCCTTTCGGATTCGCAGCAGTTAAGTCACCTATACATAGTGGACATAATTTACCAAGTCCTACATATGTAACAGACCAGTCAATTGCAAATGAATTTAACAAAAGAGCATTCTTAGGTTATTCATTCGACTTTACAAATACAGATAACTTAAACTACTTAAACCCAATTCCAGACTCAAGTTCTGAAACTGTTGGAACTAAGTTCTTATTAAGTCAATGTACTTCTAATGGAGCAGCAATTGCACTAAACGATGGTCTTATAGACAATAAAAAATTCTTAGTACCATTCCAAGGTGGGTTCGATGGATTCGCACCAAACAGAACAGTACTAACAGGAACAAACATTGTTGCAGGTAATATGCAAGGATTGGATTTATCATCAGCAACCGCAGGTGGTACAATCGCAATGAGAAAAGCTATTAGCGCAATGTCAAATCCTGATGAATATGATATGAACCTATTAGTATTACCAGGTGTAATCAATAGACTACACTCTTCAGTAACTACTTTTGCAAAAGATATGTGTGAAGACAGACAAGATGCATTCTTCGTAATGGACGCAGGTTCTTACACAGATTCAATCTCAACAGTAGTTAACTCACTAAGTTCATTCGATTCAAACTATGTCGGAACTTATCACCCATGGTGTAAGATTCTTGATACAGACAAAAATAAACCAGTCTGGGTACCACCAAGTGTTGTATTACCAGGTGTTATCGCATTTAATGACGCAGTTGCTGAACCATGGTTCGCACCCGCAGGTTTAAATAGAGGTGGTTTATCAAATGTAATCGAAGTTAAGTCAAGATTGACTCATGACGAGAGAGATACATTATACGAAAATAGAATTAACCCAATCGCTACATTCCCTGGACAAGGTGCTACGGTATTTGGTCAGAAGACACTTCAAGCTAGACCTTCAGCTCTTGACAGAATTAATGTAAGAAGATTACTAATCGCATTGAAGAAGTTCATCGCATCATCTTCAAGGTATTTATTGTTCGAAAATAATACGGCAGCAACAAGAAACAGATTCCTAAGTATAGTTAACCCTTACTTAGAATCAGTACAACAAAGACAAGGTCTTTACGCATTCCGAGTTATTATGGACGAATCAAACAATACACCCGATATTATAGATAGAAACATCTTAAAAGGAGAAATCTTTATTCAACCAGCGAAAACTGCAGAGTTTATAGTACTTGATTTCAATGTACTTCCAACTGGCGCAGCGTTCCCTGAATAAAAAATAAAATAAAGACTATTTATTAGAAAGAGAAAACGGAGAATTAAATGGCACAATTATTAGACCCAAATGAAATAATGTTCACCAACTTTGAACCTAAAATGTCAAATAGGTTCATCATGTACATCGAAGGAATTCCTGCATACTTGGTGAAAACGGCAGCCAGACCAGAAATAAACAATGGTAAAGTTACCATCGACCATATCAATGTTAGAAGATATGTAAAAGGTCGTTCTGAGTGGCAAGATTTAGCAATCACTTTATACGACCCAGTCGTACCTTCCGCTGCACAAGCAGTAATGGAGTGGGTAAGACTACATCATGAATCTGTAACAGGTAGAGATGGATACTCTGATTTCTATAAGAAAGATATCACATTTAACAGTTTGGGTCCTGTTGGTGATAAAGTAGAAGAGTGGACACTTAAAGGTGCATACATTCAATCAGCTAATTTCTCAGACATGGATTATGCAGGAGAAGATTTAGCAACAGTAGAAATGACACTTACTTACGATTACGCAATACTACAATACTAAATACGGATTGTAATAAAAATTGAAACAAGAAACCCACCCCATAAGGTGGGTTTTTTAATTTAATTTACATATTTATTAAAGGTTAACCAAAAAGGAGAGAAGATATGGCAAAATTAATAGTTAAAAGAATTGAAGACAATATTGTCGAGTGGATTGGTGATGATTCATATTGTACTTGGGAAGACAAGGACAATGGTGAAGAAGCTGCAACACATTTTACAATCAAAGAAGCAAATGAAGATTGGGGACTCCCAATTAATGGCTTCGATTATGGTGGAAGAGAAAAAATTACCTATGATGGTGATTTACCAGATGGATTTGAATGTGGTGTAACTACACTAACAGGAACCGAAGGTAGTTATACTTGGGGATAATCCAAAATCTATTTTAAAATCTTAAAGTCTCATTATTAAAACAATTTTGAGACTTTTTGTATTAATAATAGTCCAGTTACATATATATTATAGTACAGTACAACAAAAAAAGATATAAAACGAGTTTTATTATGGCAAAAGAACGATTAGAAGATGAGTACCCAGTTTCCGACAAGGATATGGTACAAAAAGCTATCAAAGACCACGAACAAAGAGAAGTTCGTGACTATAAGTTCCCTACGGAAGTTATAGATTTACCCTCAAAAGGACTTATATACCCAAAAGACAACCCACTATCAAGTGGAAAGGTTGAAATGAAGTATATGACCGCAAAAGAGGAAGATATCCTAACCACACAATCATATATTAAAGACGGAACTGTTTTAGACAGATTATTTCAGTCATTAATCGTTGGTAATGGTGATGGTGAAACAATTAAATACATAGATTTAGTTACAGGTGATAAAAACGCAATTATGATTGCTGCAAGAGTACTTGGGTATGGTAAAGAGTATAAGGTTGAAATTGACGACCCAACTATGCCAGGTACAAAGCAAAAAGAAAACATCGACCTTACTCAATTCCAAAATAAGGATTATGAGGGTGAAAATCAAGTAGAACCACATAAAAATGAGTTCGAATTCACTTTACCAACCTCAAAGAGAAAGGTTACCTTTATGGCGATGACCGAATCTAAAGAAAGAAAAGTTAAACATCAAGTAGAAGCAATTAAGAAGGCAAATCGTAAATTAAAAGATATGACTTCAAGAGAGTTAACTACAAGAATGAAAAATATGATTCTTTCAGTAGATGGGTCAGATGACCAAAAAGACATCAATCATTTCGTGGACAATGAATTATTCGCAGTAGATTCAAAGGCACTCAGAGCGTATATCAACCAAAGTGTTCCCGATATTGATTTAACATTTGAATTTGTATCTGAGGAGACCGGGGAAGAGAGAGAAATGCAACTGCCTATGGATGTCGGGTTTTTTTGGCCTTCCGAGTGATTATAGAAAGCATTTACATTCTCAAATTTTTGACCTCATATATCATGGAAATGGTGGGTTTAGTCACACCGATGTCTACAATATGCCTGTTTGGGCGAGAAACTTCTATATCGGTAAGATAATAGAATTCAAACAAGAAGAAAAAAAGGCACATGATAAAGAAATGAGAAAAATCAAGTCAAAAACACCAAGAAAATAATAGTAGTATAAGAACCCGACATATTTGTTGGGTTTTTACATATTTATAGAATATAACAAAGGGATATTATATGAAAACCATCAAAGCAACTAAATTAA